TTAGAGGCTTGGAAACAAGGAATTAAAACTCTATATTATATGAGAACTGAATCAGTTCTTCGAGGTGATATTGCTACAAGAGCGGTTGACCCTGATTGTGTTGCGTGTGATGGTTAATTAAATTTAGGAGAAAAAAATGATAACAGTTAAAAAATTCTACGCAGAGTGGTGTGGTCCTTGTAAGATGTTAACACCAATAATGGAACAAGTGAAAACAAAATTTTCAACAATTACTTTTGAAGGTATTGATATAGATTCACAATTTGAAGTTGCACAAAAATACTATGTTCGTTCAGTACCAACAGTAATAATTGAGAAAAATGGAGAAGAAATCCAAAGATTCGCAGGATTACAATCAGAATTAACATACACAAATGCTTTAAACGAAGCAAATAATTAAGAAAATATTTGGATAATTCAAATATTTTTCGTATATTTGTACAAATAAACCATAAAATAAAGTTACATGAATAGATACAATGAAAAACAGCTTGAAGAAAACTATAATAAGTTTTTAGAAGCTATTAAGAAATCTTTATCTGGTGAAAGATTGGATAAAGTATTACATATGTACTCAATGGATGAGTTAGGACCAAACCTAATGCTTTCTCCAGCAAGTTCTAATAGATACTATCACAACGCATACGAGGGTGGTTATATTGACCATGTTATGAATGTAGCAAGAAATTCACTTCGTATGATGAAATTATTTGCAGAAGCAGGTGGTGTAATCACTTTTACACAAGAGGAATTGTTATTTGCGGCATTCCATCATGATTTGGGTAAGTTAGGACAAAAAGGAAAATTACATTATATTCAGAATGATAGTGAATGGCATATAAAAAACAGAGGACAATTCTACAAAGCAAATCCTGATGTTTCTTATATGACACTTACCGATAGAACTTTTTTTACTTTGAGTGAATATGGTATTCAGTATAATGAAAATGAATACTTTGGAATTAAATTGACTGATGGTATGTATGATGAGGACAATCTTAAATACTTAAAAACTTTTGAGGTGTCTAAACACCCAAAAAATAACATTCAATACATACTTCATTGGGCAGACCATATGAGTAGTACTATCGAAAGAGACCAGGAATTAAAAAAGTAATTTATGGATATTAGCCAACTTTGGTTTTTCAGTAATCGACTTAGGGGTGAAGCACATCCTCGTGCTAAATTAACTGCAGAACAAGTTTTACAAATTAGAGAATTATACGAACAAGGATTTTCTACAAATATTATTGCAAGAAATTACAAAGTTAGTAAATGGAATATAGAAGAAATAGTGAATAGAAAAACTTGGACACACATTTAGAATTAAATACCATATATAATGAAGATTGTCTACTGACACTTTCTAAGATGAAAGATGAATCAGTAGACCTTATTGTTACTTCCCCACCATATAATAAAAATCATTGGATAAAACAAAAGGTTAGAAAAAAAGGTGATTTTATTAGAAAGATTGAATATTCTACTTACGATGATAATTTACCACAAGATGAATATGTTGATTGGCAGAAGAAAGTAATAAGTGAATGTCTTAGAGTTTTAAAATCAACAGGGTCTCTTTTTTATAATCATATTGATATTATGGTAAATCATAATACAATTCATCCAACTTGGGTTTATGATTTTCCAATAAAGCAAGTTATTATTTGGGATAAGTGTGGAACTCCTAAAATAGATAAATCTTATTTCTTACCATTTACAGAATGGATTTTTTGGATTAAGAAAGATAAAGATTCAGTTCCTTACTTTGATAGAAATAATGCTTTATTCAAAAAGAACATTTGGTCAATACCAAGAAGTCAAGAATCTAATCACCCAGCACCATTTTCAGAAAAGATGGTTGAGAATGTAGTTTTATCTTGCAGTAAAGAGGGTGATGTAGTTTATGACCCATTTATGGGAAGTGGTACAACTTATAAAGTAAGTAGAAAACATAATAGAAATGCAATTGGAAGTGAGATTAGTGAAGAATACACTAAACTTGGTAAAGATAAAATAATAAAACACGATTTCTTTTGAAAGAAGATGGTAAAATATATGTTGACACTTCAAAGGTTTCCATAAGAGAAATTAATAAAAGTGTGGCGAAAGAAATGATAGTTAAGTATCATTATTCTCATGCTTGGACTATGTGTAGATACGCACTTGGTGTTTACTATGAAGATGAATCGAGTTTCTTTGGTGAAGAAAAACTAATAGGATGTATGGTTTATGGTTATCCTGTTGGTAGGTCAGCAGTTAAATCGGTGATTGATGTTTTAGAAAAAGATGAATGTTTAGAATTGACACGATTATTTATACACGATGGTTATGGGTCAAACATAGAATCATTCTCAATGTCTCAATCGTTTAAATGGTTGAAAGAACACGCACCAAAAATTAAAATGTTATTAAGTTATGCTGACCCTGAACAATTACATCTTGGTGGAATTTATCAAGCAACAAATTGGTTGTATCAAGATTGTAGAGATATTCAGTTGATGCCAAACTATTCTGTATCATTAGAAAATCCACATAAGTGGATTCATAGTAGAACAGTTTTTAGTAAGTGGGGTTCTCATAATTTAGACCATTTAAAAAAAGAAATTGGTAAACAAGGATATTTAGAGTTTTGGAGAAAAAAAGAAGCACCAAAGCATAGATATATTCAAATTTTAGGTCAAAGCAAATCAGAAAAGAAAAAATTAAGTAGGATGATAAAACATAAAATTAGTCCTTATCCAAAGAATGCAGAAGAATTTTTGTCACCAATAGAAAATCATAAAACATTAAAAGTAGAATCAAATAAATTTTTTGACATTTAATTTGGTTATTTAAAAAATAATTCGTATATTTGTACTTATGTATCAAAACATTTATTATCAACGAGAAAGAAATTTAATTCACCTTTGGGATGACCAAAGAGGATATTCTGCATTTCCATATACAAGATATGCATATGAACCTGCACAAAGAGGTGAATATAAATCTATTTATGGAGATACCTTAACTAAGATTTATAAGTTTAAAAAAGATGACCCTAATCTTTTTGAATCTGATGTACCAGAAACCACAAGAGCATTGGTAGATTTATATTCAGATTCGGATGATATATCTGAAGGTCATGTTGTACTCACATACGATATTGAGTGTGAAATGGATAGTGGATTGCCAGACCCACAAGAAGCTAAAAATGCTTTAACTTCCATTGCACTTCATGATTCAGCAACAAATCAATATTGGGTATTGGTAATGGATACTACAAAACAAATGGTAGAAAAAACTACTGATAAGGCAATTGTGATTCCATTTACAGATGAAAGAGATATGTTAATGAAGTATCTCGAATTGTATGAAATGATTAATCCATCAATCGTTACGGGTTGGAACATTGATTATTTCGATACGCCAATGTTATACAACAGAATCAAAAGATTATTGGGTGAAAGACAAGCAAATAGATTATCACCAATCGGACAATGTTTCTGGTCACCTTATAGAAAAAGATATTTTATGGCAGGTGTATCTTATTTGGATTATATAACTCTTTATAAGATTTACAATTATGGTGAACTTCCAAACTATCGATTAGATACAATTGCAAAAATAGAATTGGGTAGAGGTAAGATTGAATATGATGGAAACTTAGACCAATTATTTAGAGATGATATTGAAAAGTTTATCGAGTATAACTTAGTAGATGTTGAATTAGTTGTAGATTTTGATAAGAAACTTCAGTTCATTGATTTATGTAGAGGTATTTGTCACGCAGGTCATGTACCTTATGAAGATTTTGTTTATTCATCAAAGTATCTTGAAGGTGCGATGTTAACTTATCTTAGAAGAAGAAACTTAGTTGCACCAAATAAACCTGCTGATAGACAAGAACGAATGCAGGCAATTCGAGACAACAATGAAGAAAAGTTTATTGGAGCATATGTTAAATCACCAATCGTTGGTAAATATGAATGGATATATGATTTAGATTTAACTTCACTATATCCTTCAATCATTATGACTATAAACATTTCACCAGAGACAAAGATTGGTAAGATTCAAGATTGGGATGCAAATAAGTTTGTTAAAGGTGAAGTTGATACTTATTATATTGGAAATGATTCTATATCCAAAGAAAATTTAAAAAAGTATTTAGAAAAATCTAAATTCGCAATCGCATCTAATGGTGTACTTTATCGAACTGATACGGTTGGTTGTATACCTGGTATTCTTGACTTGTGGTTTCAGAAACGAGTTGAGTACAAAGATGAAATGAAAAAGTATGGAAAAGCAGGAAACAAAGAAAAATATGCCTTCTTTCACAAACGTCAGTTGGTTCAGAAGATTTTACTTAACTCTTTATATGGTGTGCTTGGGCTTCCTGCCTTTCGGTTCTATGATGTTGATAATGCTACCGCTGTTACCACGACAGGACAGACAGTTATTAAATCAACTGCTGATATGGCTAACATCA